TCGCCGCGAGACGTTCGTGGCACAAATCCCTGCACGCGGCCTGTTCCTGACCGCAGGGGCGGACGTGCAGAAGGACCGCATCGAGGTCGATGTCTGGGCCTGGGGCCGTGGTTTGGAAAGCTGGCTCGTGGATCATATCGTCATTCCGGGCGGGCCGGATGATCCTGCCTGCTGGGACAAGCTGACGGCCCTTCTTGGCCAGACATGGGTTCATGAACACGGCGCCGTCATGCCCCTGGCGAAGCTGGCCATCGACACAGGGTATGAAACGGCAGCCGTCTACGCTTGGGCCCGCACCCAAGGCATCGCACAGGTGGCCCCCGTCAAAGGCATGGAAGGCTTCAACCGTACAACGCCGGTCTCTGGGCCAACCTTTGTTGATGCGACGGTAAACGGACGAAAGCTCAAACGTGGTGCGCGGCTTTGGACAGTGGCCACGGCGACCTTCAAGGCGGAGACCTATCGCTATCTCCGGCTGGAGCGGCCGAGCGATGAAGACCGCGCCAGTGGCGTGTCAAATCCAGCGGGCACGATACACCTGCCGGACTGGGCTGACAGTGAATGGCTAAAGCAGCTGGTGGCCGAGCAGCTCGTCACAATCCGCAACAAGCGGGGCTACGCGCGCCAGGAATGGCAAAAGATGCGCGAGCGTAACGAGGCGCTGGACACCCGGGTTTATGCCCGTGCCGCCGTCTGGATCCTAGGGGCCGACCGCTTCGATGAGCGGATGTGGCGACAACTCGAAAAACAAGCCGGGGTAGAGACCCTCACGGCTGCCACCAAAGCCGACACTGACACACCGTCCGAGCCTCAAGCCGGGCGGATCGCCGCTCCGCGCAAGCGGGGCTGGCGGGTAAGCACGCCCAAATACATGGAATAGCGAGTACGCAATGACCCTCGATGATCTCAAATCCCGCCACAGCGCGCTGCTGGCAGCGCGGTATAGCGGCACACGCTCTGTGAGCTATGATGGCAAGACCCTGACCTATGGCACGGATGCTGAATTAGCGGCCGCCATCTTCGACATCGAACGGCGCATCGTAAAGGCCGAGCGCGGCGCCGGGCGGATCTCTCGCCCCCATGCCGTAAAGGACCTGTGATGAACTGGCGGCAGCGCCTCGGCGCCTTTGTCGGTGGCTTTGATGCTGGCCAGCACCATCGCCGTCTACGTGGGTTTCAGGCGACGCGCGCTCATGTGAATGCGCTGATTGCGGCGTCAGGACCTGATATCACCGCCCGCGCCCGCTGGCTGGTGCGCAACAATGGCTACGCGGCCAATGCTGTTGAAAGCTGGGCGGCAAATACCGTGGGCGACGGGATCAAACCGATCTCGCAAATTGCAGACGCGGCGCGCAAGGAAGAGCTGCAACGCCTTTGGCTGGCTTGGACAGATGAAGCAGACAGCGAAGGTCTGACAGATTTCTACGGGCTGCAGCGGCGAGCCGCGCGCGAAGTGTTTCTGGCCGGTGAGGTTTTCTTTCGGATTCGCCCTAGACGTGCAGGTGACGGATTGTCGGTGCCCTTGCAGCTTCAGATGCTGCCAGCCGAGATGTTGCCGCTGCACCAAACGGGAATGGCTGGTAACGGTAATGCTATCCGTCAGGGGATTGAGTTCGACCGGGTCGGACGCCGTGTGGCCTATCACTTCCTTCGGCGGCACCCCGGCGACAGCACCGATCCGGGGTTGGCAGGGGAGATTGTACGCGTGCCCGCCTCTGAGGTCATCCATGTGATCGACCCCGTTGAAGCGGGTCAACTGCGCGGGGTTTCAAAGCTGGCACCCGCCGTCGTGAAGCTGTTTTTGCTTGATCAATACGACGATGCCGAGCTGGACCGCAAAAAGGTGGCGGCAATGTATGCGATGTTTGTCACTTCCCCTGCCCCGGAAAACCCCCTTCTGCCGTCCGAGGATGACGACACGCTGGGCGGCTTTGAGATCAGCCCCGGCCAGGTCGTGCGGCTGGATCCGGGCGAGGATGTGACCGTGGGCCAGCCTGCGGATTCAGGGGCAACCTACGAGCCGTTCCAATACCGCACGCTGCTACAGGTCGCCTCGGCGCTGGGCATTCCTTATCCTTATCTGACCAATGACATGGTGAAAGGCAACTTTTCGAACTCAAGACTTGCACTTATCGAATTTCGGCGTCGCGTTTCGGCCTGGCAGCACTCGGTGATGGTCTTTCAACTTTGCCGTCCCGTCTATGCGCGTTGGATGGACGCTGCCGTACTGTCGGGCGCACTGGTTCTGCCCGGCTATGAGGCCAACCGGTCGCGGTTGCTTGCGGCCAACTGGCTGCCGACCAAATGGGACTGGGTCGATCCTTTGAAGGACGCCAATGCCGAAATCGCCCAGATCGAGGCGGGGCTCAAATCCCGCACGCAAGCCATTGCCGAGCGCGGCTATGACGCAGAACAGGTCGACCGCGAAATCGCCGCTGAACGCAGCCGCGAGCGATTGCTCGGCCTCGACTTCCGCCGCCCCGGATCGCCCGCGCAAGGTGTGCAGGCTTTGCCGGGCCCGGATGAAAATGGAGACGAAAACGACGACAGCGACCCAACAGATGAAACCGATGACGCGGAAGACCCTTCGCGCAAGCCTGAGGACCAGACCTGATGCTGCATGCCCGCATTGCCGCGCGCGCCTTCAACACGCCGCTGCTGGTTGAGCCCTCCAAAGCCATGGCGTTTCTCTCCGGCCTTGGGCCACGCATCCTCGGGCGGCAGGTTGAGACAACTTATCAGGGCCTCGCGTTGCAAAGCGCCCATCCGCCAACAGCGCGTGCCAGCATTTTGGCAGGTGTGATGCTGGACGATTACCGCCAGCATGGTGAGGCCCCCTACGCGGTGGTGGATGGCATCGCTGTGATCGAAATTTCTGGCGTGCTGATCCATCGTGGGGCTTGGATCGGACAGTCCTCGGGCCAGACCAGCTATGAAGGGATCGCTGCCCAGATCGAGGCGGCGGCCACTGACCCATCCGTGCGCGGCCTCGCATTGGAAATTGACAGTTTTGGTGGCGAAGTTGCGGGAGTTTTTGACCTCGCAGATCGTATTCGTGCAATTCGCGCCATCAAACCGGTCTGGGCTTTTGTGGCAGAACACGCCTTCTCGGCCGGTTATGCGCTGGCGAGCCAAGCCGACCGCATTCTGCTGCCGCGCACCGGGGCGGTGGGCAGCATCGGGGTCGTGGTGATGCACGCCGATCTCAGCGGGCAGCTGGATCAAGACGGGGTGCGCGTCACGCTGATCCACGCAGGATCGCACAAGGTCGATGCCAATCCCTACACGCCCCTGCCCGCTGATATCCAAGACGACATTCAGCGCGAAATTGATGTGCTGCGGTTTCTCTTTGCGGAAACGGTGGCAGCGGGACGCGGCGCGCGGCTTAGCCAAGAGGCCGCACTCGCCACCGAGGCCGCCAGCTTTCGCGGGACCGAGGCTGTGACGGCGGGTCTTGCCGACGAAGTCATCGATCTTGCGCGTGGGTTTGCCAGTTTTCGGCAAAGCTTGTCTCCGATCCGCGCAACCCTCCCATCCCACGTGGCCACCACGGCCCAAATTCAATCCCGAAAGGATCCTCTCATGCACAACGACACCTTGCCACAGACGGAACCCGTCCCCGATGAAGCTCAAGACAGCCAAACGCAGAGTGATATTGCCGCAAATGGCGGCACAGATCCCGAAGTGCCACCTGCTGCTGCATCTGCGCTGGCACCGGGACCTTCAAAGACTGACACCACCTCCGCCCTTCAGACATCCCTGCGGGCCGAACTTTCCGCCCAGCTTCGCCTTGAAGCGGCAGAGATCACCGAGATTGCAGCGCAAGCGGGACGGCTTGGCGTTACTATTGATGCAGCAAAAGCCCTGAGGGAGGGCACCACGCCTGCGGCGCTGCGCCGTTCAGTGTTGGAGCACGCGGCGGCCGCAGCCGATGCGCGGGATGTGGTGGCAATCACCCCAGCCCCGGCGGTTTCTTCAAACAGTGAAAGCCCTATTGTTGCCGCAGCCAAACGCGCCGCTGCCTCCGGCGCAAAACGGTGAGCGGTTCCACAGCCGTCACACTCTCACGACCATCTTAAAATCCCACCGCTCCTGCCCAGGCGGCGGATTGCTTATGCCTCCATCCCCAGAAGGATCCCCGACATGACTGTCCTGACCCAACCGCCCAGCCTAGGCGATATCCTCAAATATGAGCTGAACCCAAATTATACCCGCGAGACCGTCACTCTGTTGGCAGGAACCACCTATC